AAAAAACGGATTAATGGTCTTATTATCCGTCTTAATATGCATATTATCTGTTATGTTCTTAAGATATGAAGTATTAACTATTTCATAATTATAATTCGTTAATATCATAGGAGGTAAATTTAATAAATGCGTTTTATCGTTTGTTAAATGTCCTTTACGAAACTCATCTATAGTCATTGGACCATTGAATATATTGAGTAAAAGTCTTGAAGGTGCAGGTCTTACAGGATTTAAAACACCAAAATGTTTACTTAACATTTGTATTAAACTGTTTATTTCCCACACTTTATCACTTCCACAATGAGTTGAAAAGTTATAAGCATTAGCACATTCGAGAGAACAAAAGTTACCAAATAATATATATGTGTCAGATTTAACATTATATTTATAAGGCATTCCATAAGTTCTATTTTTTATTGGATGACAACACCAATAACAATTATTACATGTATTAGTTATATTATCTGTATATTCATTATTAGACGAATACTCTTTATTCGCATCAGTATCATTAATTATATTATCTTGAATATTATTATATGTATTTAATTCATTTAAATAAAAACAATTAGGTTCGTACGGTTCAGGATGTTCTAATATTTCTGTGTCAATATTTTCATTCATTTTTGACATTTGAAAATCTGATATTGGTAACTGAAGTATAATATCTTCATTGTCTACAAGAATAACATCTTTAACCATTGTATTCAATAAATTTTTTTTCTTCTTTATATTTATTGTTTTATCATCTAATACTTTTGCTTTACGAGGCATATTTATATAATAACTATTAAATATAATAACAACTATATTATTTATATCTATTTATTATCAAAAAAGTCTTTGAAATAGGAAATACTATTTATTAATTCTTTATTAATTTTAATACTTGGTTGCTCTGTTTTTTCTTTAAAAACTACATTACTTGATGACTTTATACATTTATCTTTTATTTCATTTATTTCTCTATTTAAAGAGTTTATTGTGTCAATCAAATATTTAATAATATACCCTGCTAATAAAATTACAATTATTGCAAATAAATCCATTATATACTTATTAAAAAAACAACATTATAAATTACACAAATTTTAGACTTGCTCCACCATTAATAACAGATAATACATTTATTTCTTTTATAAATATATTAACATCATATTTTATATTTTCGGGTCTACCAGTTATTACCGCAATTTGATTACTAATACCATTATATAAAACATCATTACTATAATCATTTAATTCAATGTGAAGTGCGGTTGTTATTTTAGAATTATTATAAGAACCAGATGTATTTATTTTTTCAGGAAATAATGCAAATGAATAACAATAAATACCAGTTCTCGGAATATTTGTATGATTATAATATGGTTGTATCTGATTATAGAAGTTAGCATCATAATCTACACGGTCAGTTTGATTAAGCCACTTAATAGATGCTCTTTTAAGAATACCCATACTCTCATTATATACATGAGAAGCTGTATAATTAGTATAATTATTGAAATTATCAATTATATCACTTCTTTTAATAGTCCATATTATTTCTTTAATGTGATTATTAGCATTTGATATATTATACTTATTATCAGTTCCATCGCCTGTTGCTATTTTAATAGTATCTATTACATAATCTATAGTATTATTTTCCATTAATATTCTACTTCTTTCTATTGTATCCAAAAATACATATGTTAAATGTAATTTATTATTCACATCGAAAGGATTTGAAACAGGTGTGTTTTTTATGAAATTATAAATATTTATATTCGCTGAATGAATTATATTATATAATTTACTACTAACAAAAACATTCAAAATATTACTCCATACTTTATATAAACCCTCAATAGATTTTTTATTTGTTTCTACTACTAATCTAACCTCGTTATTAGCAAGTTTTAATAAAGGTAATGCTAATGACGGATTTCTTGTAAACCAAAAATGTAAAGGTACTTGTATTTCTCTACCTTTAATACTTGGTATTGTTTCCTGTAATGTTCTAAATGGATATGTTATATTATATAATTTATTGTTAATAAGAGTATATTTTGCTTGAAAACTATATGGATTTATCATCTCATCAATATTTCCAATTAATTTATTATATATTATACCATCACTACTTGTTAATTCATTCCATATATTCATCCATTCTCCATATATAGATTCTATTTTATTCCCTGCTATTTCAATATCAGCTCTATAAATATAATTAAATCCAAGATTATCAACCCATCTAAATTTCAATTCATTACTTGAATATATATCAGGTATTTTAAAACTAAGAAAAATATTACTTAACAAATCTCCATGTCTTTTAATATCATATGTCATTATAGCAGTAGACATTAACCCATTATTACCATTATTAATTGGTGATATTTCAAGATTTTCCATCGAAAAATTAGTATGTTTTTTATAAACATATTTATAGTAATTAATACATGAATTTGTTAATATATATTCGTCCATTGGATGTCCTGTAATGACTAATTGCATTAATCCTCCACCCATTTTATTATATTAATACTATTACTATTATAATATTTTATCATTATCTTATATATACATTTAAACTTTAGTTTCTTTTTCTATAAATGATTTTATTGAATCATAAGTTCTATTACCATTATATGACTTTACGATTTCATCATCTTTTACAAGAATAAAAGATGGATATCCTGTTATATTGAACTTTTCAACTCTATCCATCTTATCTTTTCTATTATATTTTTCCAATGTAACATTATCCCATTTTTTTGATTTAAGACTTTCCCAGACTTTTGATTCATTGAACTCCGTGCAATGACCACAACCGTCCATATAGTAATATTCTAATGTATATACATTATTACTGTAAAAATTTTCATATACATTATTGTAATTTATAAACATTAATATTGTTACCGTTAATAAAACAATAATAGCAATAAATACACCTTTTGTATTCAAAACTTTCATAATATCTCCTAACCCATTCTTTTTAAACATTTTACGCTCTATAAAACAATATCAGAAAATAAAATAATCATCGCAATGATTAACAAGACCTTTATATTCTTTTATTATATTATTCTTATCACAATATGGAGTGAATGTTACTAAATTATAGAACATCTTTTTATATTTAATGTTTATTTCTTTAATAAAATTAATAAAAAAGTCTTCATTTATTAAAAAAACTCTTTTATCTAAAGAATCATAATCAATATCTTCAAAATTATATATTTTATATACACTATAGTTTTTTTTATCTAATAATTCCTCGTAAAAGTCTATATTATCTTTACATACTATTATAGTACGGTAAATTGAATGAAGACCATATATATTTTCTAAATTAATTATAAAGTTTTCTGTATCTACACAGCCTTCATTCATAATATTCATTAATATTATATTATATATTATATATATTTGCTTTATGTAATATATATATAAGATTATTTATATAATATATTATATAATGACTGATAAAATTGTAAAAATAAAATTGTCAAACTTTCAAAATAAATATAATGATAAATACGAAATACCTTTGGATATTATGGATAAAGCCGATGTATTAAAAAAAAAATATAGTTGTTTCAATTCATTTTATGATCCTAAAATGATATTGGCTAAAAAAGTTTATAATAAAAAAGATAAAGAACATGATGTCAAGAATAAAAGTAGATTCCATATAATCATACCTGACTTTACGAATAACTCTATGATAAAAAGAAATTTAATTGGATATCTTAATAAATTAACGCTCAAAAACAAAGAAATAATTTATGAAAAAATAAAGGTTATAATTAATGTAAATAATAACGAAGAGTTTTTTAATTTAGTATGGGGATATACTAAATTAAACGATGATAAAATATATTTTGATATATTTTATTTTTTTGAAAAAGTATTCTTATCTGAAATGATAGAAAAAATGTGGAAAACTTATAATGATGATGAAGAATGGAAACCTCCACAATATATATACGATAATAATTTATTACTTCTTAACGATGAATATGAATTATATTGTAATTATATAAAATGGAAAAAGTGTATAAATAATATAAATAAAATATGGACTATTATAAAAAAAGATGAAATATCGGATTTATTAAATAGAATATATTCATATATGTTAGAAATTATAATTGAAGGAACGGTACATAAATATATAATAGACATATTTATGGATCAATTATACAAAATATTACAAATTATAAGATCTGATGAAATTATTAATAAAATAAAAAAATTGGATACAACAAAATATAATACTTCTACAAAATTTATAATTTATAATATTATTGATTTATAATAATAATTTCTATATAATATTATTGATTTATAATAATAATAATTTCTATATAATAGTATAGAGTAAGAATAAGTAATTATGAAAGTAGTAGAAAACAATCTGTCATTTTACAGTAGTGTCATTATTCAAATGATTTTTGCAATATTATTAATTATAATATACGCATATTTGTATAAACTTGAAAATATCGGATGTGAATGTTCAGAACACCCAAATAAAGACTTTATCAAAAACTTTACTTTAATCGCATTAGCATATTTCTTAATAACATCTTTTGCTTCTCTAAGTAGTATTGCTAAAAGTATGGGTCCAATTGTAGTACAATTATTAGCAATCGGTACATTTGTGTTTTTCTTAATATTCGTTGTATATATATATTATGCTTTTGATTATGTTAGATATTTAACAAATGAAAAATGCAAATGCTCTGAAGACATGAGTCGTGATGTAATAGCTATAGGAACTATGATTTCATTATTCTTATTTCTTACATTATTATTTACTGTCATAATTATCCCTATTTTAATTAGTACATTATCAGCATTAATTGGAAGACTTGAAATATTCGAAGAAGAAATTGAAAATACTATACGTGATCCTTTACAAACAATAAAAAAGACACCTGGACGTATTTCTAAGTCTGTATCAGATATCGGTAATTTTGTATCAAAGTCTGCAACTAAAATGAGTAATGTACGTGCTAAAAGAAAAAACTAAATATTATATCTACAGTAAATAAATAGTTAATATAATAATCAGAATAATAATCGTTAAAGTATCTAAAAAAACAAAGTGAACGGTGAAAAAATGATTAATTATATTATTAATATTTCAAATGGATACTTCAAAAAACGAAGAAGTCTTATTTAATAAAACTAATGTTAAAAATATTAATTATATAGATTTATGTTGTGGAATTGGAGGATTTAGATTAGCATTAGAAAGTTTTCAAAAAAAAAATACAAATTTTAATTTTAATTGTGTATTATCTTCCGATATTAAGGGTGATGCTATAAAAACATACAATTTAAACTTTAATGAAAATAATACTAAAACTGATATTTTTAATATTAATGAAATAGAAAGTTTTCAATTATTATGTGCAGGTTTTCCATGTCAACCTTTCAGTTCTGCGGGAAATAAACAAGGTTTTGATGATAATAGAGGATCGGTAATATTTAAAATTATAGATATATGTAAAAAAAATAGACCAGAAATTGTAATACTTGAAAATGTTTATAATTTAATCATTTTAGAAAACGGAAAATTACTTAAAAAAATATGTGACGAGTTTAATAATATTGGATATTTCGTAAGTTATAAGAAACTTAATGCATCAAACTTTGGTATTCCACAAAACCGTGAAAGAGTGTTTATAGTATGTTCTTTGAAAAAATGTATAGATTTAGATAAAATAAAATATGTTAATCCTGAAAATAAATTGGATACAATTATAGATTACAACGCAAAATATACAGATATTGAAAATAATTTTGCTAATAAAATATTGAATTTACATTCACAAACGCCTTTATTCGGTTATAAAATGCAAGACAAGAGAGGAGGAAAAAAAAATATTCATTCATGGGATATAGGTATTAATGGTTATTTATCAATTCTTGAAAGAAGTCTAATGAATATTATTATGACTGAAAGAAGAAAGAAACATTGGGCTGAAAAAAAAAATATTGTATGGATGGATGGAATGCCTCTTACATTAGATGAAATATCTACATTTTATGAAAACGATAATTTAAAAGAAATGTTAGATAATTTAGTTAAAAAAAATTATCTAAGGTTAGAAAAACCTAAAAAAATAGTTAATGCGAAAAGAGTATATGATGAAAACGGTAAACTTGGTTATAATATTTGTAAAGGTAAATTAAGTTTTCCAATTACAAATATTTTAGACCCAAAAGCAACATCACCTACATTAACGGCAACAGATAGTAATAAATTAGCAGTAATTATTGATGATAAATTTATAAGAAAATTAAATGATAATGAATTAAAATTATTATGTGGATTTCCAATGTCTTATAATATACCTGATGATGTAAATAAATATGACTTATTTGGTAATATGGTAATACCCGATGTTGTCGAAGGTGTATTAAATTGCATATTTAAGATTTAAACAATCAAATTGATTTGATATCGATTCTATTTTTGTAGTTTTATCTTCAATATTAGGGCAAATTTTAATACATTCAATTATTTTATCAATAAACAATTGTGGTGTTTTTATAGGAGAATACCATTTTTTAACAGAATCAACTCTAATGTTATACCACATATTTTTCTTAATTTGCATTGTTATGGGAGTTTTTCCCGAATAACCGCATAAATTGTATACATTCAAATAATGAAATTTAACAATTTTTATTTTTTCATTATCAATATTATATTCAAAAATCAAATATTTTGTATTGAATATTTTTCTATATACACCACCTTCTTTACATAGCATATTTACATAACTTGTGAAATTACCTATATCAAAACCAGGATTTTTCATAAATACTTTTTGTTCAAACTCGAATGTTTTACTTTTATCAAAATAATAAGGAGATGCTTGCTTCGGTCCTTTTACAAAATCATCTAATTTATCTCTAATTATATAATAAAATATATCTTCAAAAATATCTCCTATAACATTACAATTATAAATAGGAATACTTTTACCCATAAAAGTAGAGGTTAATGATATTTCTTGTTCTTCTAATGATTTACAAATAATATTTAATAATTCATTATTTGGATATTCGCAAATTGTTTTTAATATTTGTTGTGATTCACTCATTTATAATATTATATTAGCATTGAGAAATAGGAAAAAATATTTTTTATTATATATTTAATGTTCTTGTATTATTTTTACGACGACCAGCCGATGATTTTAATATTTTTATATCAGCCGTATCCTCTATAATTGATGTTATTTCTTCATCACTAACTGATAAAGTCTCTATATTATTATCATTATAATCAACTGAAATTTTACTATGCATATTTCTAATAATATTATCAACATCATCAGTAGATTTTTTATTCATATCTGTTACATTGGATCTTTGCATTTGATTAGGCATAATATTCGAAGGCATAGAATCTCCATTTAAAGAACCAAATAAATTACTCACCATATTAAATAATCCCATACTGTCAGTAGAACTACTATTTTGTTTCATAGGAGGTTCTATATTATTACCACCCATCATATATTGTTTTGCTGCCGCATTTTGAAATTGTTTCATTAGTTCAGGGTCTGATTTAAGTACATTTTCAACATCAGGCATAGGTTGTTCCTTAAACATTCTACTTGTTAAATGAAACATAAATGCACTTCCGGATAAGGATATGAACAAGCGAAGCTCAGGCGCCATCTTTTTACCCGTTGATTTATATTTACCATGTAATTCTTCAAAAATATCATCATAATCATTAATATTTTCATTAACTTGTTCCGACCATCCATCTAATTTAATTGTAAAAGGGTCATATCTACTATTCATATATTCCGTACCTGAAATGAAAGCCATTAACATTTTTTGTTGAAAGCGAACACTTCCATCCAATTCTTTCTCTCGAATTATACGATTATATTCTGACTTCATTTCATCCAAATCAGAGTTCATATTAAATTTAAATGGTAATTTGAAACCTTTTGATTCTAATCTTTCTAATTGATATATTATTTCACGTTTCTCATTGATTTCGTTCATAATTATTTCTTTCTGACTTAAGGCTCTTTTTTTAACTATTTTACTACTATCACGTCCATCATATGAATCTTCGCTATTATCGTTGGTATTTTGTTTTTCTTCACTTTCATCACTATGATTACTATCACCACTCACTTCACTCCCACCACTTCTACTACTACTTTTACTACTTTTACTACTTTTACTATGTTTACTGCTGGTTTCGCTACTATCATCGTCATTTCTATTATATGATTTTCTTGAATTATTTTTCATATTTTTAATATATTTTTCTTTTTCTCCAGATACAGAACTTGCTCTAGAAGAAGACCTTGAAGACATAGATATAACATCAGGACTTATTTTAGTTTTATTAAATAACATATCGTCATTTATATAATTTTGTTGAGATACTCTATTTTGTTTACTTGGAATCTTAAAGTTAAATGATTCATTTTTAAAACTATCTTTATTCAATTCTATTAAATCATCATTTCTATTATTAAGGTTTGATAGACTAGTCATATTATATATTTAATTGACGTTTAAATGTTTATATATTATAATAATATTAATATATCTATAAATACGCATTTTAATAAACTATATATTATATAATACATTATATTTATCGAGTGTTCCATTCTCTTTCATAATATTTGTTCTAATATAAGCAACTGCTTGAAGACACGAATCACTTAAATCATCTTTCTTCTTATTATCAGAAAAAATCTTAGATAAAACAACATTATCTTTAATATAATTATTACATATATCAATACTTAGAAGTTTATTAATTTTATATTTATCTTTTCTAAAACCCTTCGCATTTTTTGGACTATCAACAGTAGTCTGCATATCAGGTTTATATTCGTGTGTTTTTGTTTTTAAAGACGCATTTACGAGTATTACATTTTTAATATCTTTATCCCAATACTTAACTAAGCTAAAATAACAATAAATAATATGTTGTATAGTTTTCATAATACCATTTAAATTCGAAGGTTGATTTTCAATTAAAACATAATCTATAGTATTAAAACCTTTACATTTCAATTCTCCTATAATATTATCCATTTCAATATATATACGCTCAGATATATCATCTATACCTTTAATTTCTTTTTTACTTTCAGCTAAAGCAATAATACGCCAGTCAATAATAGTTATAACATCTGTTTTTTGCAATATACATAATGCTAAGTTCTTAACACCTATATCAAAACTCACGTAAATCATTATTATTAATATTATAATATAATATCTTTATACTTTTATATTTTTTTGAATTGATAAAACATTTTTTTTATTATAATCGATAATATTATTATTTTTTATATGTAATATTAGATCTTTCCAAAATGTGTCATTCTTAAAACTCGTATTATATCTATTTATTTTTCTATATTTTTTATATAACCATTTATGTACCCTATCTTGAAATTCACATTTTTTACTACGAATATTATGTATTTTTTTCGAAGATATCAATATTGATACAAAAGCTTTTAAATCGCTATTTTCGAGATATTCGTCAGGGATACTATCCCATAAATTATTAAACTTTATGTAATTATATGTAGGACATATCAATAGACTTTCTTTATAATCTATAAATGTATTATTATTATCTATAATAAGAATCTTGTTATCAATATTATAAGTTTTATGAACTTTCATAGCTTTTAAAAGTAATGGTTTAATTTTAATAACTGACTTTTTCATATTACCATTAGAATCTATTATACAGTTATCTCTTGTAAATAATGGTCTATTAAACTTAAAGTTATTTTGTTTTTCTATAATATTTATTTCTTTATGAGCCCATGACTTCTCAGAAGCAGTATAAATAAAAAAAAAACAGTTAGGATATAGTTTTTTCATAGATATGATAAAGTTTGAAAAAAATGGTCTTATTAAACGAGATTCTAAATTATAACTCTCGTTTAAATGTTTTTCACACATTGTTTTATTTTTAAAGTTTGTTTGTGAGTTTTTTTTAATTATTTCTTGAATATTATATATATCACATTGATAACTACAATCTCCTATAATTGTTCCGTCCAAATCTAATAAAAAAATATAAGGAACATTATTATGACTCATTAAATCTATATTATAACTATATTATATTTACATTATAATAGAATATAAAATTATGAATAAATCATTTCAAGAAAATACTTTATCAAATAAATTAAGTGTCAGTGAAATATCATACAATATATTAAATAAATATAACTTTTTAAATCGTATTAAATATTATAATTATATTATTGGTAAATTGAAAGATATTAATGTTTTTAATTGTTTAAAAAATAAAACATTTAAAACATTAAAAGGAAAAACATACAATGGTTATACTTTAAACAATATAGTTAATTTAGAAAAACAAATGGGTTCTAAGAGTAATTATGGTGTAATTTTTCTAACTTCTGTCATAAATGCTATTAGAAGATTTCCTATAGCTTCAAAACTTATGAAAAAAAACACTGAAAATACTATAGAGAAAAATATTAATACTATAGTAACTGATAAAATATTATTAAATAAATTATCTAAACATTTTATTTATACATATAAAACTATTTTATGCAATAATGCTGATATTAATGTACCAGATATTATAAAAAATACTAAATATTATATATCATTGAGCGAACTTGCTAATGGAGATTTAAAAGAATTATGTAATAAAAAAGAGTTCTTAAGTAATGATGAATTAGTTTATAATGTATTGATACAGGTAATATTATCAATATGTACGTTTCATAATATAGGATATTCTCATGGAGATTGTCATTGGGGTAATTTTTTATATCATCATAACGAAGATATTGGTTATTATCATTATAAAATAAATAATATAGATTATTATTTGAAAAGTTGTAAATATAATATAATGATATATGATTTTGGTTTTGCAAAAAAAATAAAAAAGTTAAATATTACAAAAAAATTATTAAAAGATTATTTGCGTATTATTAATGCTTTTTACAATAATAAATATAAAAGTTCTTGGATTAAGATTGATAATTTACCTTCAAATAAATTAAGTAATTATTCCATATCATTATTTAATATTATTATTGAAGTTTTAAATAATGATATTAAAGTTTTAAATTATATAGACTTCATAAATAATTTAGTATTACCTTCGCTTATTACAATACCTAATAATATATTTTCAAAAATAAAACCTAAAAATAACAATATTATAAATAAAAAACCATTTATAATAAGTCAAGAACTAAAAATGTAATACCATTATAATAAAATATCTTCCAATCTTTTCTTATATTCCAACGCATATAATTCTCTTCTTTTATCTATATACTTTGACATACTTTCATATCCTGCAAATATCATATTTTCAATTTGATAATTTGTTAAAATCATTTTAACACCTGTTCTATTTAATGTAAAGTTTATAGTTCTTTGATTTGGTATGTTATCAGGAATGTAATAATATTCTAAATCAACATTATTTAATTCTTTTAATAATACTTGACTTACTCTTAATTTATCAAATATGTTGTAAATTTGTTTTAATATATAAAATATATTAATATTTTCATTTATTTTTATTTCTTCTTTAGGTTTATCCATTGTATATAAAATCATACCTAAAATATTTTCTTTAGGAACATTAGTAAATATTTTAATTGGAAAGTTATTAGTTAATGCTCCATCATAATAATATTCACCTTCTATTTTTATTGGTTTAAATAATAATGGTACTGACATAGACGCCTCACATGCTCTATATACTGAAATATCTGGTGTATCATCAATAGAAAAAATATTATTTTCACACCTATTAATATTTGTTGTTGAAATATATAAGTTTATACCAAACTTTTTCGATAATTCTTTGAATGTTATGTCATTACCTATTTCAGGATATTTTTTACTTATTAATTTTGTTAAATGACTCATAAAAAGTTCTATAGAAAAAAATCCATATTCTGTAAAAAATCTAATATAATTTTTTATCGGAATAAAACACAAATTACTATCATCTTTCATATCGTATAATATTTGCTCCATTTCTTCAATCGATAATTTAAAAGCTATCATTAATCCAATAATTGAACCAATAGAATTAGCAGAAATATGTGTTATATTTCTATGTAATTTTTCTAAATATAAATGTCTAAGTGCACCAATAAACATAACACCTCTCATACCACCTCCAGATAATACTAAATGTGTTATTTTTATATCACACATGTTATTATCATATAAATATATAAATTATTGTTTTTTTGTTTATATATTTGAATTATATTCAAGAATATCAACTCCATAATATAATAATGCTTCTTTAGCAGAATTATTCTCTGCTTCTTTTTTATTAGAACCGTTTGAAGTAGAAATTATAGTTCCATTTCTATCTTTTACGCAATATGTGAAAACACGTGCATTATCTTTTGATGTTACATTTATTTCTTTAAATTGCGGAGTGTCTTGTAGATAATTTTGCATGTGTGATACAAGCATATCTTTATAATTATTTTTAATTCTAATTAATTCACAAAAGTCAATATAATTTTCTATAATATGAATTAACCAACTTTCTACAATAAAATAACCAGTCCCTGATTTAGAAACTAAGTTTATATTATCTACATTGTCTGTTTCTGATTGAAAGTCTAAGAATAATGCTCCAATAAAAGCCTCAAAAATATCTTCCATTATTTTATAATTTTTTCTACCACCTAATTCTTCTACTTGTTTTGAAATAATAGCAAATTTAGGAAGTCCTATTTTATCAGATAAATATCCTAACATCTTTCCATTTACAATTTTTGTTCTGATTTTTGATAAGAATCCTTCGTTCTGATCAGGAAATCTACAATAAAGATAATTAGCAACTATCATTCCTAAAATTGAATCTCCTAAATATTCTAACCTTTCATATGACATATCCTGAAGAGGTAAACATCCATTAGGACAATTTATATTACTTTTATCAAAGTTAGTATTTTTCATAGTACAATAGGACTTATGTACGAATGCTACACGGTATAAATTGATATTATTAAACTTAATATTTGATAAACCTGTGTCATTAAATAATTGGGTTAAATCATTTTCTTCTAATAATAAATTCTTATTATTATATGGTTGATTTTCAATATCGATATCTTTTGTTTTATTGTGAATATTCTCTATCCTTTTCATTTTAACTTAATAAAAACTATTATGTATTATATCATTTTTTCTCTTTATACGTAAAGAATTATATTTTTATATATAAATATTAATAGTATATTTCTTTTAAATAGAATAGCTTAATATAAATGAGTTCATTTGAAGGTGCAGCACCTACAATACAACTAGATTCTGTTGGTATAGGCTTTCAGTTAAATAGTGATGGAAATGCTGTTAATGTAGAAAGTTTAGATTTAAATGTTAATGAATATCTTGTAGTTGGTGAAAAAACATATTTTCCAAATGAACCCAATTCCCATAATACCAAATGGAACTTTTTAGTAAATAGCGGAGGTGTTGCTATTAATACCTCTCGTAATCTTAGTTCAAACTTTTTAACAACAGATACATCTTTGTATGTAGATAATAATATTCATTGTGCAGGTATTATAAAAGCTTCTGGATTAGAATTAAATAATATAAAAATAGATGGTGATCCACTTACAAGCAGTTTAATAAGAGACTTTATTGCAAGTGCTAATAATATATCAGTAAATCAACCTTTTCAAACAGGTTTAACATGTAATATATTTAATATTAATAATGAAGAATATGATGTTAAAAATATATTTACACCTAACTTTGTTACATTTGGTGGTTATGTTGATACATACAAAAATACACATCCTTTAAATATTGTATCTTCAGCTAATAATAATTTTAATAGTATGCATTTGTCTATAAGAAATGACGTAAATAACGAAGAAGAACCGAGTAAACTATGTATAGGTATTATTGGTGGAAGCAATATTTCACCTGCCGTAATATCAACTACTAAAGGAATGCCTTTAGAATTTCATGTTAGTCAATCTTCTAATATTATAAATAATTTATATGGCTCATCATCATTACCAATATATGAAGATATATCACATTTACCTGCAATGACTATTGATGCTAATAATAATGTAGGAATAGGAACAAATAAAACAACTGTTCGTATTTTCAATAGAAAAATATTCAATAATGGTATTATTACACAAGAAGATATTCTAAATGAACCTACACGATTTGAAGTAAATGGTATATCAACATTGAAAGAAATTATTTTATATGATTATTACACAAAAACATATAAAAATATTGATGATATTTATATTCGTTCTTCAGGCTTTAGTGTAATAAATGCAACACAAATAAGAGGTGGAAACTTTTTAGATTTAAATTATAAATTTGCTAATAACTTAGAGGTTAATAATTTATTAGAAACTAATAATATAAATATAGTAAATAATGCTAATGTGGGAAATATATTAGAGTCAAAAGCTTTAATTGTTAAAGAGGCTTCTATATTTCAAGGAGATGTTGAATTTGGTAATAATGTTAATTTTACAAATACAGAAAAGATTTTTATTAATAATCTTGAAATAAATAATGATATTTTTATTAGTGGTAAACGAGTAACACCTATTGATATTAATGATCCATATACAGGATATGGAACACGTACTGTATCTGAAGATGGTAGTAATTTCTTTTTTACATACGTCCATAGTAATATAGCAAACTTGGATGCAAATTGTAATATTAGTTTTCCAAAAAAAATGGCTGTTGGTATGACATCGAGCGATGGATTTGACGGTATTCTAAATATTATTAAAGATGATAATAGTACAAGTAATAATTTCGATATATTCTTAAAAAATAAGGTTGAAGCAAATGAGTATATAACTAATATTGGAAGATTATCTCGTCTAGATTATTCAGATAATAGTTTTATAATAAATACAAATAAAGTTAATGGTAAAAAAAATAATATATATTTTTATCCTTCATCTGATATATCAGAACTTACATCAAATTATTATTTTCCTAATATTAAAAACACACCACCAACCTTATCAATAAATAAAGGTAAGGTTGGAATTAACATATTAAATCCCCGCAATGGTTATTCATTAGATGTTTTAGGAAATATTGCTGCTACTGATTATTATCTATCAATTAATAACGAATCTCATCGTATAAAAAACTTTATATATAATGAAAAAAATTATTTCAATATATTTGATTCTATAACAGAAAAGTTTTGTATTAATTATAACAATATAACATCATATGCTATTGGAATGAAGGGTTTTAATGTTAAAAAAGGGATGAACGCTGATTTATATTATCAAAATGATAAAATAATAGAAACTTTACAAATTGCTAATAACACAAAATCTTTTTATACAAATAAAAAAATAGCTATCGGTTGGAATGGTGAAAATGTTGTAGCACCATTACAAATTAGAAATATGACAACTGAAGATAATAATTATTCGGTAATTCGTATATATAGAGGTCTTCGTGGTGGTGGTGCTAATAATAATGCTGATTATAGTGGTATAGATATATGTGAATATGATAGACACTTAGATAATGAAAGAAATAATGAAAAATGGTTTATATATAAAAATCATAAATATAATGATCTTGATTCTCGTAATATAAGTAGAGTAGGTCCTTTACAAATAGGTTATACGGATAAAACATTCAAACCACAATCATACGGTATGTCATTTTATTATAATATTCAAAACTCTAATTATCATATAGATGTTAATAATCCAAATGTTTCTTATGATTACAATTCAAAATCTGCAATGTCTATATATGGAGATTTAGAAGTGCACGGTAATATTAATATTATAGATGATTACGGAAAAAATTATAAGTTTAGATTGGCTGATCTTTCAACATTAAGTGAAGTTAAAACATATATAAATACAATTCAAAGTTCTCAAGAATCTTACGATGAAGATAATATAGTATCTTTAAACTTTAGTTTATTAACTCCCAATTCAAGTCTTGTAATTGATCCTTTAGATTCTTTATCAATTCCATTAATTATCAAACAAGATAATTCTAACTTTTCAGTTGCTAAGTTTATTACGTTTTCAGACGAAAATATAATATCTACTTCTTCTATCGAATTAGGAATATATAATAGTAATTTATCAATATTTGACGATAATATTGATAAAACCGAAAATATGAGAAATATGGTTGAATTAAAGGTTTCAAGTTTTGATAATGACACAAGTTTTAAAATGAGTTTTTATAATAATAATACCAAAAATTATAATAGTTTCATCAATTTTAAAAATAATATTAATGAAGTTGGGGAGGTTACTAATATATACACACATTTAGGAACTGGAATTAATACGAATAATAGTAATATTACTTTACATATTGATGATAATAATAAATATGGTTTACAAATAACAAATAACCAAAAACCTTCAGCTATTAATTTATTACAATCTGGAGGTGATAAAAATATATATCATACAATATCAGGTGGTGATTTTAATAATAGTCATAAATTATCTATAAGTATTTCTAACGATAGTTCTAATAACGAAATTATATCAGAAAGTAATGTCTTTATTATTGACGGTTTTCACGAAAATGGTAATATTAGAAATGGTGCAAGATTTGGATTTAATGAATATAATCCTATAGAATCCTTTGTTATAAAAAGCGAATATGATACACCTTCAGTATCAATTACAAGTAGATACACAAAAGAACATATATATGATAGTATTATTAATATTAATAAAAGTAATATAAATATAAACAAAATATCTTCAAATTGGGATAATACAAATAATAAATATAAATCAGTTTATAAATATAATACGAATATATTAGATGATATAGATAGTAATTCAAATGTTATCAGTAATGAAAATAAAAATAATTCAGAATTTATTTTTAATACAAGTGTATTAAGTACAAAAACATTAAATTACGATACAATACATTCTAATTTAAATATTAATTATAATTCGAGTAATCTATCTGTTATAAATAATAATTATAATATTACCAATTTTATTTCTACACTAAATAATGGTATTTATAATATTTCTCAAGATTATTATCCATCAAATTGTAATATAAATATAACTCCAAACTTATCATATACAAATAATTTAGTTATCCCTGATGATTTATCTGTTGAAATATTTAATTTCCAAACAAACTTTAATTTTCAACTAAATAATATAGATAATATTGTAAGTAATTATAATTTTATAAATAATTATTCTAATATTTATTTACTACCAAAAAATATTAATTGTAATATTACAATTAATCATGATACTGATGCTATTAACAGTAATGATAGTAATATTATTACTATTAATAATATTATATATACAGACTTATATACAGATAATTTTGCTTTTGACAATACAGAAATTAATATACCACAGGTAGTAAATATATATATTAAAACTCAAAATCTTGATGACAATGGTATTTATAGTAATATATATTTAAATACCAATACTTGTAATATTACAAGATACAATTCAAATTTAAACATTGATGGTAAATTCATTACATACAGATCGAATAAAATTGATTTCGAAACATCAAATATATTACCAGATAGTTTTATTAATCAAGAATATGATAATATATTAGATTTATCATATGATATTTCTGTTATTAATAATAAATCTAATATTAATATAAAAACTTCTAATTTCGTTATTAATCCAAATATTAACACTATTCCTCGTGATATGTTTTTTTCAAATATTAATCCTAATATGAACTTTATAGACGAGTTCTATATCTATGATAATATGTTTAGCAATATTATCATATTAGACGAATATTATAATATTTTAAGCAATTCTCAAGAAAATGACTTTATAATTAATATTAAAAATTATAATTATAAAAACTTTAAACCACATATTACACTAATAAATGATATAACAACTTTAGATAATTTTTCAGGACACGAAATATATAGCTATGATGGTATTTTTGAATTAAAATATATAAATTCGATAACAAGTGAAAATTATATTCCTTTCATAATTGATAAATCAGGAAATGCAACCATAAAAGGTGGTTTTGATATGGGTGGAGATTTAATAATCGATGGAAATATTTATGATGCGTATGGTAATAATCTAATTGAAATATTAAATAAAAATTATTATAAGGAATATGAAATTAATTCAAGTAATATAAACTTTAATTCTTTAGGTGAAAATGGTATAGAAATTAATTCTTATTCAAGTTCTAATCATGAAAATTACAAGTTTATATATGTGAAAGACTATTTCGATAATAATGTAGTAACCGATGTTATGAAATTACATAAAAATAATATTAATTCATTGTATAAAATAGATTTATATGGTGATATTGATACTTCAAATGGTATATTACGTGTTGAAGGAAGGGATATCATAAATGATACTTGTAATTACATTGTGTCTACATCGAATATTCTATTTAATAAAAGTAGTAATTTTGACTTTGATACTTCGAATTATATTGCAAGAACATCAAATGTAATTTCGACAACTTTAAATAGTAATATAAAAGATACTTGTAATTACATTGTTTCCACTTCAAATCTTTTATTTAATAAAAATAGTAATTTTGACTTTAATACTTCGAATTATATTTTTAGAACATCCAATGTAATTTCAACAACATTAAATAGTAATATAAAAGATACTTGCAATTACATTGTTTCTACATCAAATATTTTATTTAATAAAAATAGTAATTTTGACTTTAATACTTCCAATTATATTGCAAGAACATCCAATGTAATTTCAACAACATTAAATAGTAATATAAAAGATACTTGCAATTACATTGTTTCTACATCAAATATTTTATTTAATAAAAATAGTAATTTTGACTTTAATACTTCGAATTATATTTTTAGAACATCCAATGTAATTTCAACAACTTTAAATAATAATATAAAAGATACTTGTAATTACATTGTCTCTACTTCAAATATATTATTTAATAAAAATAGTAATTTTGACTTTAATACTTCGAATTATATTGCAAGAACATCCAATGTAATTTCAACAACATTGAATACTAATTTAAATAATACTTCAAATATTTTATTTAATAAGAATAGTAATTTCGACTTTAATACTTCTAATTATATTGCAATAACATCCAATGTAATTTCTACAACTTTAAATAATAATTTAAATAATACTTCAAATATATTATTTAATAAAAATAGTAATTTTGACTTTAATACTTCTAATTATATTGCAAGAACATCCAATGTAATTTCAACAACATTAAATAGTAATATAAAAGATACTTGTAATTACATTGTGTATACATCTAATCTTCTATTTAATAAAAGTAGTAATTTTGACTTTGATAGTTCTAATTATATTGATAGAACATCTAATGTATTAACAAATAATTTGAAAAATACAAATTTAGAAACATCAAATATTATTTCTACAAGAATTACCAATTTAAATACTGATATGATAATTGAAGATATTGATGCGCATAAGAAATTTATAATAGATAATAACTATAACGATAATTTAAATATTATAGGTAATTTACATATAACTCAAAATTTAACAGTACAAGGAGAGACAACGACTTTTAATACAGATGTTTATACAACAGAACAATTAGAGGTTGTTAATAACGGTATAGGGACAGCTTTTGTATTAACACAAACAGGAGTAATATATGATATTTTCAATGCTTCGAATAGTATAGGAGAAGTATTTACAATACTTAATAATGGAAATGTTGGAATTGGTGTGACAAATCCAGATAATAATAATAAATTATCTGTCAATGGTAATATTAATATTATATCGACAGGTGGTAATATATATAAATATACAATAGATGGTCGTGATATTATCCAAGAAACATGTAATTATATTGTTTCTACATCAAACATTTTATTTAATAAAAGTAGTAATTTCGACTTCAATACTTCAAATCATATAAGAACAACATCAAATATTTTATTTAATAAAAATAGTAATTTTGACTTTAATACTTCAAACTATATAGCAAGAACATCAAATGTAATTTCTACAACAATTAATACGGATTTAAATAATACTTCAAATATTTTATTTAATAAAAATAGTAATTTTGACTTTAATACTTCGAATTATATTTTTAGAACATCCAATGTAATTTCAACAACATTAAATAGTAATATAAAAGATACTTGTAATTATATTGTTTCTACATCAAATCTTCTATTTAACAAAAATAGTAATTTCGACTTTAATACTTCTAATTATATTTCTAGAACGTCCAATGTAATTTCTACAACATTGAATACTAATTTAAATAATACTTCAAATATTTTATTTAATAAGAATAGTAATTTCGACTTTAATACTTCTAATTATATTGCAAGAACATCCAATGTAATTTCAACAACATTAAATAGTAATATAAAAGATACTTGTAATTACATTGTCTCTACTTCAAATATTCTATTTAATAAAAATAGTAATTTAGACTTTAATACGTCTAATTATATAGTTAGAACATCTAATGTATTAACAAATAATTTAAAAAACACAAACTTAGAAACATCTAATGTTATTTCTACGAGAATAACTTCGTTAAATACTGATAATATATCAGAAATAATTACTTCAACAAATAAGTTTATTATTGACAATAATTATGATAATTCTTTAAACTTAAATAGTAATCTTAAAATATATAATAATGGAGATTATTCTTCTCTTGATATTACACATAATGGATTAGGTAATATTATTAATATTTCAAATATATCAAGTCAAGTTTTTACAATATTAAATGATGGTAAAGTTGGAATTGGTGTAACAGATCCTGGAGGAGTAAATAATGATATTAAATTAAATGTCAATGGAAATATCAATATTTCAGGGAATTATATGAGATATGGTGAAATATTTAAAACAAGTCAATGGACTACTAATGATGAAATGATATATTTTAATGTAAGTAATATAGGAATTGGTACATCAAATCCATCAGGACTTCTTTCATTATATGGAAATAATGCTACAATGAAAATACAGGATGGGCGAGAATCGATAGAATCAACAACATCAATAGAACTTATAAATGGTGAAAATAGTTTTATAGATGGTAGTGATATTATATGTGGTTGGCGAATGACAAATAGTAATAATCAATATATATTACAAAGTGGTAGTAATAATTTAATTACAAATAGATTTTCAATAGATGGATTAAGTGGAAATGTAGGTATTGGTACACACCCTCATATATATGATAATTCTGTCGATATAGATGAATTTAAGTTGAATATACAAGGAAGTCTAAATATTGTAGGAGATATATATAAAGATGGTGAATTATTTTCAGGCGGAGGAGGTGGTGGAGGTGGGGGTAGTGTAGGTGTAATATCTCAAAATATGTCAGTTCAAACACTATCAAATACTTATAATAAAACCGTAAAAATGAGTGATAATGATATTATACAAACAACAACAGATGGATGGAGATTTATAGATAATAATATAACATCTGGATTTGTTATTAAAATTAAACCATCACATAGAACATCTAAAATATTATTAAATATTTCATGTCATATAGGATTTGATAGTTCAAAAGATTCAAGATGGTGGGGTTTAAGATTATATAGAAAAAAAGGGGTATTTGGAAATTGGCTAGAAGTTACAGAAGCAAATGGAGATACTACTAATGAAGGTACAGTAACAGGATGTTGGACTTCGCATAATTTAGGAGCTAATTTAAGTACTTATGATAATTTTGTTGCTAATGTTTCAACATCATTTTTTGATAGTCCTGATTCACGTATAGATGTTTATTACACTGTTAAGTGGAAGTCTCGTCTCGGTGTAAATAATAATACCAATGATTCAGGTGGAGATTTATATTTAAATAGACCTGCGACATATAATGATGGTAATTCTCCCATTCTTGTTTCAACATGGACGGCACAAGAAATATGGCAATTGGGAACACCATTTATACCAAGCGAAGTTTCTAATATTATAACTATTTATAATCAAGACTTTGTTGGAATTGGTAACACTGAACCACAAACGGCATTAGATATGGTTGGTGACTTTAGAATAGATGGAAATATAATACCTGTACTTTCTAATAGTAGTAATTTAGGTTCTCCTTCAAATCGTTGGAAAGATTTATATTTATCTGGAGATAGTATATTTTTAGATAATGTTGTTATTTCGAAAAATATAGATTCTAACTTAGATATTAAAGATACAAATGGAAATTTCAAAAATATAAATATTAATACAATAGAACTTAATAATGGAGGTAATAAATTATCATTATCACTTAATAATGATGGTAATATAACATATATTAAAACACCACAAAATGGTATAGAAGAAATATTATTTCCTGCTGTTTCTATAGATCAAAATGAATCTGTAAATACTATAACATCAAACGTATTAAATGTTTATTTAGAAAATACAACAAATGATATTCTAGAAGAAACTTCAAATTATAATATAATTACCTCAAATATTATTTCAAATAGAATAAAAAATCTTACATCTGATAATATAGAAGAAGGTTCTATTAATAAGTTTATTGTTAATGGACTATATAATGGTCCTGTAAATATAAATGGAACATTAACTGTTAATGATTTAATAATTCCTGGAACAATATCAACTCTTAATACTGATATATATATAACAGAGAAACTTGAAATTATTAATGAAAGTAGTTTAACAGCTTTAAGTATTAAACAAAATAATATTTCAGGTGATATTTTTAATATTTCAAATAGTACTTCAGAAGTATTTACTATTTTAAATAATGGTAATGTTGGTATCGGTACAAATAATCCATTTAGTATATTATCATTATATGGTAATAACAGTACTTTAAAAATACATGATGGACGAATTAATAGTGATTCTGTTTCATCAATTGAACTTATAAATGGATTAAATAGTTCTATTGGTGGAAATGATAGTAAATGTGGTTGGCGAATATCAAATAGTAATAATAAATATATTTTAACAAGTGGAAGTAATAATATTATAAATGATCGTTTTGTTATTGATGGATTATCTGGTAATGTAGGTGTAAATAATATAGAACCAAATTATAATTTAGATATAAATGGTTCTGTAAATGCTTCATCATTTAATATTAACGGTTCTCCTTTTGTTCTTGAGTTTTCGCAAGGAATGACAATACAAACAAAACATAATACTTATACATCTACCGAATCTAAAGTTGAAAATAGTATTGGTTGGATACCTATTAATAATGATATTAATACAGGTTTCGTAATAAATATTAAACCTTCACATATTTCATCAAAAATTATAGTTTCTATTGTTTGTCACATTGGTATGGATTACGACCAAGATTCAAGATGGTGGGGTTTACAATTATACAGAAAAATAGGTTCAGGTAATTGGGAAAAAATAACAGGTGCTAATGGAAATGATATTAGTGTTTCAGGTTCAGCATGTTGGATTTCTCATAATTTAGGTGCTGAATCAAGTACATATTCTCATTTTATTACAAATGTATGTGGTTCATACGAGGACACCCCGAATACAACAGAAGAAGTTTATTATACTGCATATTGGAAGTCTAGACTTGATGATACAAGCGGTTCTTTATATTTAAATAAATCTGCTGAATTAAATCCAAATAGTAATTATCCAAAACCATCTTCTAGTTGGACGGCAACTGAAATATGGAATAATGGTACTCCATATTATCCACAACAAACAACTATAACAATAGCACATAATAAAGTAGGTATTGGGATAACTCCAACAATTGATAGTATACATAAATTAAATGTTTCGGGAAAAATAATTTGTGAAGCTGTAAATTTAATTAGTGATATAAGATATAAAAAGAATATAGTAAAAATAGATTCTGTTCTTGATCTTGTTAATAAAATAAACCCTGTTTCTTATTTATTGTTAGATAAGTGTGAAATAAAAGATAAAAAAAGTTATGGATTTATAGCGCAAGAAATTGAAAAAATATTTCCAAATGTTGTAAATGTTCCATTAAAAGAAACTGATAATTACAGTATTGATTATTCTTCAATAATTCCTTTATTAACTAAATCTATACAAGAATTGAGTGAAAAAATCAATAATCAACAACAAGAAATTATAGAACTTAAACACAGACTTTCATGATTTTATTACGATAAATCTTATTTTTATTAAATATAAACAATTATTATATAGATAGGACAAGTATAATAATCACTGATGACTATATTAAATATCGGTTATGGTACAACAAATCCCCAAACACTTATACATATGGTACAAAGTAATGTCGCATTAAGATTACAGGATGACCGAGAATCTGGAGATAGATTAATTAACATAGAATTCAAACAAGGTAATGGTATTATTGGAAATACAACGGATTGTGATTGGGTATTATCAAACTCAAACTCTTTATTTTGTATAAAACGTGCATCAGATTACATAACAAGCAATGTTATGATTATAAATAGTAATGGAAATATTGATATAGCAAATAACATATCAATAGGTGGATTTTTTATCAAGGATAATAGAGATGTTATATTAGATACTTCAAATTATATTTCTAG